ACGAAATGCCAGACGACTGGGCGGCTTACCGGGCTGCGGTTGTGGCGGAGTGCCAGAGGTTGGAAGGCGAATACAACGCTGCCGCCACCTACACTGACATTGACTTAATTAAACAGAACTGGCCGCTAAACCCTAACGAAGTTGCAGCACGCGAGGCTAACGAAGCTAGGGCGGCTGCGGATAAAGTAAAACGAGAGGAGAAGAAAAATGCCGAATAGAAAAAAGAAATCTAAAAAAGGTGGTAAAAAAGGCGGATATGGCTATTAAGAGAAAAGCACTGGCGGCACTAACGGAACGACAGAAAGCTACGTTAAAACGTCACTCGGCTCATCATACATCCAAACACATGTCTGAAATGAAAAAAGCTATAAAATCTGGCAAAACTTTTGGACAAGCGCACAAAGCTGCGATGCGGAAGGTGGGCAAGTAAATTACAAAAGTCCCACAAAAGATAAAAATACTAAAGTTATGAGACCCGGACTATATGCCAACATCCACAAGAAACGGAAGCGTATTGCTGCTGGTTCTGGTGAAAAAATGAGGAAGCCTGGAACCAAAGGTGCGCCTACTGCATCTGCATTCCGTAAGTCAGCTCTGACTGCCAAAAAGAAAAAATACTAATGGCTAAACAGCGCGATCCCAGACTAAAACGGCTTGGCCTTACCGCCTACAACAAGCCTAAGCGAACTCCTAGTCATCCTAAGAAGTCACACGTTGTTGTGGCTAAGTCAGGAGGAACTGTAAAAACCATCCGGTTTGGTCAGCAAGGAGTAAGCGGAGCCGGGAAAAGTCCTAAGTCAGCAAAGGACAAAGCTAGGAGGAAATCCTTTAAAGCTCGCCACGCTAAAAACATTGCTAAAGGCAAGCTGTCTGCTGCTTACTGGGCAAATAAGGTGAAATGGTAAAACAATGCAAGACGTCACAGATTGGTTTAAGATGTTTGGAGTGAACGGTGGCGTTCTTGGAGTTGTGTCGTTGACTGATCTTGAGCTGATGCTGAAGATTGTCATGCTCATCCTTACCTGCATCTGGACAACCGTAAAGATTTGGAAGTTAATCCAAGAGTAAACTGCTATGGACAAAGAAGAGAACAGAGAGAAGCTGGAAGACCTCCACGGCTTACTTACAGAAGAGTTTATTGCCCGCATCAAGTCCGGGGAAGCTGAACCCTCCCTCCTCAGTGCAGCTCGGCAATTCCTAAAGGACAACTCAGTTGACGCTGTAGTGACCGAGGACTCTCCCCTCAATCGCCTCACTGGCCTAGTGCTTCCCTTTGAGGATGACCAGCAGGTTCCTAATAAGAAAAACTAATATTATGCGGGTCTACTCAGAGTACGATAAGGCTTACCAGAAGCGGCCTAAAGAGGTCAAAAAGAGGGTAGCCAGAAACGCTGCAAGACGGCTTATGATCCGTAAACACGGTAAAGCAGCACTAAAAGGAAAAGATGTAGACCATAAAAGGTCTCTCAAAGCTGGGGGCGGCAATGGGTACAAAAACCTTCGCATCCGATCCCGTAGTAAGAATAGGGCGGATAAGAAGGGCTAATAGGTGAAAGAAATAGACCCCCGGCTACGGGACTTCAGGAACTTCCTCTACCTGTGTTGGCAGCACCTCAATCTGCCTGAGCCAACCCCTGTCCAATATGACATCGCTGAGTTCGTCCAGAGCGGGCCTAAGCGAGCCATTATCCAAGCCTTTCGTGGGGTAGGTAAGTCCTACATTACCAGTGCCTTTGTTTGCCATCAGCTCCTCCTTGACCCTGACCTAAAGTTTCTTGTGGTGTCTGCCTCCAAGGCTCGGGCTGATGACTTCTCCACCTTTACCCTTAGGCTGATCTCAGAAATCCCTTTGCTTCGTCATCTCCATCCCAGCGATGAGCAGAGGTCATCTAAGATTGCCTTTGATGTAGGCCCGGCCCAGGCCAGCCATAGCCCCAGCGTTAAGTCCGTGGGCATCACTGGGATGCTTACAGGTTCCCGTGCTGACTTCATCATTGCTGATGACGTAGAGAGTGCTAACAACTCCATGACCGAGGGAATGAGGACGAAGCTGGCAGAGGTCGTGAAGGAGTTCGATGCGATCCTGAAGCCTGACGGGAGGATCATCTACCTCGGCACTCCACAGACCGAGCAGAGCCTATACGAACGCCTTCTGAACCGTGGCTATGATTGCCGTATATGGCCCGCTCGCCATCTGGAGGAGGAGCAAATGGTCAGCTATGGCAACCGATTGGCTCCTTTTATCGCCAGCTCTGGAGGGGATCCTGGAACTTCCACAGACCCCCTACGGTTCTCTGATGATGACCTAATGGAGCGAGAAGCCTCCTATGGTCGCTCAGGGTTTGCCCTCCAGTTCATGCTGGATACCAAACTAGCAGATACCGACAGGTATCCTTTGAAGCTCAGTGACCTCATAGTGACCCCAGTTGACCCCAAGAGAGGCCCAGCGCACCTAGTGTGGGCCAATAGCCCTGACCTACGGTATAACGACCTGCACAACGTAGGGATGGATGGGGATGGCTTCTTCAGGCCCATGAGTGTCTCTGAGGACTTCACAGAGTTCCAAGGGGTTGCCATGAGCATTGACCCATCCGGTAGAGGCAAAGATGAAACAGCCTATGCTGTGGTTAAGTGCCTACACGGGCAGTTGTTCCTAGTGGATGCTGGAGGCTTCCGGGGAGGTTACTCCACAGAAACCCTAGAGTCCCTCGCCCATGTAGCCAAGCTCTACGGGGTGAACTACATCATTGTTGAGTCTAACTTTGGCGATGGGATGTTCAGTAGTCTGTTTAAGCCTGTTCTGGGGAAAATCCATCCCACCACCATCGAGGAGGTCAGGCACAGCAAACAGAAGGAACTGCGGATCATTGACACACTGGAACCCGTACTCAACCAGCATAGGCTCGTAGTTGACCCTAAGGTTATCCAAAAGGACTACGATAGCTCCATCAACTACGCCACAGCCGTTGGAGGGGAACAAGCAGAGAAATACAGCCTCTTCTACCAGATGTCCCGGCTAACCCGAGATAGAGGCAGTCTCCTCCACGATGACCGCTTGGATGCCCTAAGTATAGTGGTCAATTACTGGACTGAAAGCCTTGCCAGAGATGTCGAAGGAGCTGCCCTAGCCCACAAAGATGCCCTCATTATGAAGGAGCTGGAACACTTCATGGAGATAACCACAGGCGGTAGGGTAAAAGAAGCTACTTGGATGGACATCTAGCAGTGCCCTTTCCTGAGCCTCTAAGGGGTCTACAAGCCATCCTAATCGCTAACTAGGGTCAACACTCTCTAACCAAGACAAAAGGACTTAGAGAGGCTTCTAGGGCTGTTTGAAGCCAAACCCCCTGTTCAGACGTCTAACAGAGACTATGAATGAACTAGCCCTGACCATGGCCGTATTAGACTCTGTATGTAAACTTATCACTGCTCTGGGGGTTTGTTGGATTGCTCTCAAGATCAAGGACTAAGAGACATGGAGACTCCCGACCTCAAACCCCCTATCGGGGAAACGACAATCTACATTGGAATATCCCTGTTTTTCTTAGGGTTTTTAATTAGTGGGTGTTAATGAATAAAGGGGTGTCCAAAGTCATAGTGGGGGGATAAAGGGGGGTGTCCTATAGGTTAACTATAGAGTAACTCTAAGGTAACTATAGACTAACTAAAGATTACTATAGAAATTTCTTTATTTAATAACTCTAAGATAACAACTAACAAACAAACTATAGAGTAACTTTATAGTAAACATTTAGGTAACTTTAAGATAACTAAAGGATTCTACTAGCTATCTTTAGCCAAGTTGTTAATAATTATGATTATGAATCAATCATTAGACAATCCCCCTAAGTCTTTCAGGGTTAATGGTTGTGATGTCCCTATTTATTGGGTCAGTAGTGATGATGAATTATCCTCAGTTATTCCGAACAAAGGACTAGGAGATTGCTCAGGGTATGCAGTGACCTACCCTAAGCTGGCTGTAGTGGTGGATAGGACTTTCCTAGAAACAGACCCCCAGTTAGCCCAAATGACGCTGCTTCACGAAATTTTACACATAGTGAGTGACCTTAATGGGATCGGACTTAGCGAAAAGCAGGTTCTGGGATTAGAAGCAGGTTTGTTTGGGGTGGCTAAGGATAACCCTGAAGTGGCTAAGTTTCTTTTTGGTGACTAAGGATTTTTGTTGTGTGTTGTTAGTTGTGTCATCGGGGAATCGCTACCCCACACCTCCCTAAAGCTCCCTACCTCGTCCCTCAGTTAGTCGTTACCATCTCCCCGGTAACCTAGCTTCGAGGTAGGGAGTTTTCTTAAATTTTTGGTAGAAAAATCTGAATGGGTATATAACGTACACTTTACCCGATTTTCCCCCAGTGGGGTCGGCTGCTGCTCGAGGGCCTGGGCTTTATCGTTAACGTGTCCGGTAAAGCCACATTGAACGCCACACCCAATGAATAAATGACTGTATACCGTGCGGCGCGATGGATAATAAATCCTTATGACCTTCCATTGGCTCAGGTCTGCCAGCGAGTAGAATGACGGCCGGGCCAGCGTGGATCTTTTGGTGGCTGTTTATTCTGCCTTGAACGCGCTCAGGCCGAGCCAGAAATCCGGTTTTTGTTTCCTTATCTTTTTGTAAAATAGACTTGTAGTCTTTTGCTCATTCCTTGACAATCGCCCTTGACAGTTTAACAGCGGCCAGCAGGGCCAAGACACAGCACACATATCATGAACAGCGAACTAGCATCAGTAATCAAAGAAGCTCGGACGGATTATTCCGTTTCCGAGATAAACCAAATCATAACCTTGTGCCATCTCTATGGCCGAGTGGAGGGATTCATCAACAGCGAAAACCTTCATCTCTTTAGACAGTACAGAAACACAAACTCAGTCGATGCCCAGCATCTAATTGACCAAGCACTAAACTACTAATCCTAAACACAAACACACACACCATGAAATTACCTATTAAAGAGACCGACCGAATACTGACCGAAGCTCGCGCCATTGCAGCCAAGTCTGCTGCGGCCGAAGTTGAGATGGACTTGCTCATTTGCAGGGTCAAACAAGGCATTGCCGAAGCTAACCAATTGCTTGTCGACGTTCGTAAAGAAAAGGACAAAGCGAACAACGTAA